CTACTGATTGTCTGAGCTGTTCCCAAACTGCTAGCTCTTGTTCTTTTAACTGTTCTAGTTCTTGCCACTCTTCAAAACTTAGTACCATCCGTATGTCCTCCAATGCGCCCAAGCTATTGACGGTTTTTCATAACGGTGCTGGATATAAGCCAGCCCCCGCTCAATCTGGGTGGGGGCTGGCGTGTCAGGATGTAAGTTTAATAGTTGTGGTATGCCAAATGCTGTGCTGTTTGGGTTGTCAGCTTTTGGATTCCACGCTGACTCTTTGCCCCATAGTTTGGCAAGTGCACGGAACTCGCTGCGGTCCCAGTGTGGATACAAATGTTTCATCAATGCTTTTGCATATGCTTTTGATAAGCGTTTGTCCCACTCGACAATGGTGCTCTGTTGTAACCACTCTTCTTCTTGTATACGAGTAGCTACTGCAACTGCATAGGCTTGGCTTGGGAAGTGTGTAATGTTTGCCCATACTGAAATGTACCACGCCATTGCTACGGCTAAAGCTTGCTTGACACGTACCATCGCACTACCTTCCAAGTTAAGTATGCCAGTCCTACAAGTAATGCCCAAGACTGGACTGGTGTTAGTCCATAGACTTCAACTGCTACTGACTGCTCCATTAGTGCTCCTTGTACTGGACAGAATCAGCTTGGAACCAGTCGGCTCCATTGCTAGTCCATTTCACTTGAACATTGTCTGCCATATGTGGCAACATCCTTTTGATAATCATTAATACATCATCAAGTAACTCGTAGTTGTGTGAGTCTGTTGTACTGTATTTGATTTCAATAGTGTAGTTCATAGCTACTCCTGTTCCGTGACTATCTCTATCTCTTCATCGGATAACTCTTGGAAACGCTCTGGTATTTTGTCAAGCCATTTGTTGACTGTCTTTTCTATCTCGTGCTCTACCTCACCTGGTTCGTATGGTGAGGTAGTTCTGATATACCACTTGATAGTTACTTCGGTTGCATATTGGTTATCATAAATCGGATTGTGGTTGAATGCGCTCATCTTTCTGACTCCTTAGTTTTTCTACTTCTTCTTTGTAGAAAGCACGGTACTCATCTTTGTGGACGTGTACCAGTCTGGTCTTTGCTTTGCCCTGAGCACGGGTATAGATGTTGGTCTTAGTCTGCTTGATTTCCTGTGACATTTGTTATCTCCTCGTATGAATAGAACTTAACTGCAGCACAAGGATAACAATAAGCACTACTAGTAGACCAATCCGTTTGACGGATTTGTATCAGACTGCTGCATTTCATACAGGCAGTAGTTAGATATGTAGTTGTCATTCTGCTAGCCCTGCGAAGATTTCTTCCCAGCATTGTGGATGAGTGCCAGAAATAATCTGTTCTCTTGCGTCAGCTGGCAAAGACTTGAAGGCTACTTGTGCTGGCGTACCAGTCAGCCAACTAAACAGCTCATCCTCATCTACATTTATAAAGCCAGGCTTACCACAATGTAGACATTCTCTTGTTGCGTAACCAGTAATCATAGCTGTCTCCTTAAACTAGTATTAAACAAATAAGTTAGATGATGGGGCTGGTGCAGGTGGGTACCAGCCCCATCAAGATTAGGTATTAGATACCTGCGACGGAATGAATCTCAATACGAGTCATTGGCGCACGGCGTTGTTCATTAGGAACATTCGGACGTGTATCAAACCGAGTACTCAAACGACCAAACACATTGACATACTCAGATACGCCTTGCTCATCAAAGCTTACTGAACGCAAGCTCTCTTTTACTTTGGGGTCAGAGATGACTACTGGCATAGTTACAATGCAGCGTCCATCTGAACCACGCAAAGTGATGTTGCCAGTGATTACTTTGTATGCACCAGCGCCACGCTCTGTGAGATTCTTGATTTGTCCTGATAGTGTTACTTCGTTCATTGTTGTCTCCTTTGTATTATTGTTTATTGTATACCTTGCGGTGACCCGCTGGGCACGAGGTGCCAGCGGGAACCGCATTCTATATATTACATACAGTTTGGGCAAGCAATATGAAGATTGATTTGATAATGACAATCAGCGCATATGCCATAGCCATTAGGGATATCTAAATAATCTGATTGTGTAAACAATCTATCATTGATATCAACGATAGGGTCCTTGAACTCTTTGCGAATCCTACCATCAGCCTGACGAGTAACAGAGCCAATCCATTCTGATTGGTCAACCACTTCACCAGGACTATAGATATGCGACAGAATCGTACCTAAGCCAAAGCGTGCACGGTTCTCAGCGTGGTCACGCTCCCAAGGTCCTGAGCTATGCGCTCGCCACTCACGCTCAAGCATACACTCAGTGCACATAGAATCCGAGTACTCACATATGGTACAACCCATTACTGGACTTGTATCAAACGGTAACTCTAGAATCTCGACATCCATATCGTATCTGTCAATCAGGGAATATACTTCAATACCGTTCATTCTCCTCTCCTCTTTAACCTTCATATTGCACTCCTTTCTCCTTTGTTAAGCACAGCCCTGTCACCCTGGTGCAGGGCTGTGCGACCTAGACTTCTAAGAAACTCAAGATACTTTACGTAGTCTTTAACCTTCATACTGCACTCCCTTTCCTTTGTACTCAGCCATTATACTACACCACATACAAGTGGAGATAACAAAAAAGGGCTGGCTATCTCTAACCAGCCCTCTTTTGCTAGAGGCTTGATTCCTCAGATTGAGGAATCACATCTACCGATTCAAGTCGGTAGATGGTGCTCCAGTTGTCACCGCGCTTGTCGGTCTTGAACCAACCAGAAACGCTTGCAACTGGGCGCTCAGGCTTGCCGCTTTCACCGACTAAGTCGGCTGACTGCTCCACGACAGCCAATGCCTTTAGAGCACCGACGGCTGCGCTGAAGCAGATAAAGGGCAGAGACGCTTCGTAGCGTCCCTCATCGTTGCGGATAATCATTACGCCTGTGGCGTAAGAGTTGCCGTTCTTAGCGGTCTTGATGGCAAGACCAGCTAGTTCGGCGTCCACGAAGGAAACAATGTTTTTAGACATTGTCAGCACCTGCTTTCACTTTGTAGTTGTTGCCACTCTTGTGAGTGGTGCGAGCCGTCTTGCCATACCGCGGGCCCCACCTGTCATAAAACACGCCCGCTTGCGGGGCGTGGTGTTGACAGGAGGGTGCGGTGTGGCAGGCTCAGTCACCACTCACGGCAACCTACAAAGTGAGGTGCTGATAATGGCATTGTTTCCGAGTGCCGAACGACGCTGGTCGCCACCATCAGACCGCGTTGGCAACTCTGCCACTGGCGAATCCGCAACGGGACGCTACGCTCTGCCCCTGCTTCGAGCGTCGGTGTGGCATTGGCTGGAGTAGTCAGCCAGTCGGTGAGCAAGCCTCCAGTTGCTTCTGGTTGGCAGACCGACGGTGACAACAGCACCAGCACGACTTGACGGTAGAGCCTCTAGCAGGGCTGGTCAGATAGCCAGCGTTTATAGTTATCGGAACAGACTCAGCGCCCTATTCAGCCTGGCAGAGATAGTAGCCTCTACTCAGCTACACAGAATAGGACAGACAGCCCTGAGTCAAACAGTCTAGCGGTCTAAATGACCCTAGACTGTTTAATTAGGACTGAACTGGATATAGTACACACCCAAAAAGATTTTTCCGTACAGCCTTATGCCCCCTATTCCTGTACCAGTTTGTCCTATTTTGATATAACTAGAAAAAGAATCTTTTGCCAAAACCGTTCGGTTGGGCTGTTTGAACAGGTTAATAGATAGTAGAGGCTGTTTTATTTTTTACCGTAGCAAATCCCTTAAGGATTTGCGTTACAAACCGTAAAAGCTATCTGTTACAAGCTGGCTGTTCTAACCGTATAATATCTGTTGTAGATGGGACAGTTCTGTGACTTTTCAGAAGAAGAATAATAACCCGAATGTTAAGGCTAGCGCAGAAGCAAAACTGAAAGTTTTGGCTTTGGTAGCAGAAGGGCACTCCGTGCCTAATGCTATGAGGCAGGTTGGGATGAAACCCGACACTGTTAGAATATGGCTGCTGAGGGACAAAAGCTTTGCAACAAAGCTAGAGGATGCCCAACAAGAGGCTAAGTCCAACTCGATTAAATCTCTTGGTATCGCAAAAGATGAAATCAAGTTTGCTCAGTTTTCTGAGATGTTTCTGGGTAGTAAGATATTTCCCCATCATCAAGATTGGGTAGACCTCCTAGAAGGTAACGAACCGAGCTGGCTACATCCGTCGATAGTATACGAGCCAGCTCAGTCCAACCGTATTCTTATCAATGTGCCACCTGAGCACGCTAAGTCCACCGTCATTACGGTGAACTACTCGACTTATCGCATTGCTCTCAATCCGAATATACGAATCATCATCGTATCGAAGACCCTATACAAAGCACGCGAGTTCGTGTATTCTATCAAGCAACGTCTATCCCATCCACAATATATGAAGCTCCAGACCACATATGGTCCAGAGGGCGGGTGGAAGCAGGACGCAGATACGTGGCGGGTCGATACTGTTTATCTTGGGAGTGATGCGAGGAATTCCTCTGAGAAGGACCCAACCATCCAAGCACTAGGTATGGGTGGGCAGATTTATGGTGCTCGTGCCGATTTGATTATCTTGGACGACTGCATTACCACAGCTAATGCCCACGAGTACGAGAAGCAAATCAACTGGCTGCAAAAAGAAGTTATCACCCGTCTGGGCAAGAATGGCAAGTTGTTAGTTGTAGGGACCCGCATTGCACCAACTGATTTTTATAAAGAGCTTCGTGACCCTAAGTATTGGTCATCTGGCAAAAGTCCTTTTACCTATCTTGGTATGCCCGCTGTACTTAAGTATGGCAGCAATCCAAAAGATTGGGAAACGCTTTGGGCTAAGTCTGACCAGCCCTGGGATGGCGACAATCTCGAACCTGATGAGGATGGGTTATACCCGAAGTGGGATGGACCAACCCTATACACTCGTCGTGGAGAAGTAACGCCGTATACCTGGGCGCTGGTCTACCAACAAGAAGACGTGATGGAAGATTCTATCTTCCCACCCGACTTGGTACAAGGCTCTGTTAATGGGATGCGAAAGCGTGGACCGCTTCGACCTGGTGCTGCAGGGCACCCAACTCAAGTCGAGGGTTACACTGTTGTTGGGTTTGACCCAGCTATGGGTGCTGGTCGAGCTGCATTTGTTGCGATGACTTACAATCGCCACGATGGAAAGATTTACATTCTTGATTGCTTGGATATGGCGGAACCAACGCCACAAAAGATTAGGGCGGCGATTGAAGAGTTTGTTCAGAAGTACAAACCGCAAGAGCTACGAGTTGAAATTAACGCCCACCAGAAAGCATATGCTCTTGACTCCGACTTGCAACAGTGGCTATCAATATATGGCTGTCGCCTCAATGCTCATTTTACTGGGAAGAACAAATGGGATACAACTTTCGGAGTTGCAGGAATGTCAACACTCTTCGGAAGCGTGGCTAACGGAAAGCACCAGAAGAACAACCTCATTGAGTTTCCAAGCACTGAGGGTTCTGAAGGACTTAAGGCTTTAGTACAACAACTTATTACTTGGCGCCCTGATACTAAGGGCAAGACCGATTGTGTGATGGCACTCTGGTTTGGAGTTTTGCGGTGCCGAGAATTTATGCAGCAAAACTCATATGTCCAAAAGTATGCCCATAATCGTTGGGCTACCAGAGCACAAGCTTCTAAGCGTTATACGGTAAACATCGACGAGATGGTTGCCGAACAATGGCAACAAACCTACGGATAGGAAATTATGGCAAAGAAAAAAAACCGAGGTTACTGGGAAAATGTAATCAAGGAATTTGGTGAATTCCGCAGAGCCCGTAGCTACGCTAACCAAAAAGAAGACGAATACGAAACCCGTAACTGGGGAAAACCAAGTTCTACTGATTTAAAAAATCCTACATTTAAAGTAAGAGAAAAAGCTAGAGCTATTGAAGAAGAAAAGTCCGCTAAGGGGCAACTAGCTGGTGCCATATTGCAAGGACGCCGATACAAAAAATCTGGTAAGCAAAAGAATAAATAATTTTTAACAAAGGATACTAATGGCACTCTCTATTGAGCAAATTTCAGCACGTGTAGAAAATCTACGTGACCGTGCTAGGGAGCGCGATTCGCGCCAGCAAGATGTGCTTGCCGTCCGTAAGGGTCAGATTGCTACCGTCTATCCAGACTTTTTCCCTGAAGGGGTAGATGCCAATGTCGTGGCAAATTTTATTGATATTGTTGCGCGAGACTTATCTGAAGTTATGGCGCCACTCCCTGCGGTTAACTGTTCTGCCGCGAACCAGTCGAGTGACCGTTCTCGCAAATTTGCTGATGCACGTACTCGCATTGCTAATAACTATTTTTCTCATTCTGATTTACAGGTCCAGATGTACACGGGTGCCGATATGTACATCACCTTTGGTTTCGTCCCGTTCATAATCGAGCTGGACGATGAAGCGGGGCTACCGCGCATACGTATAGAAAACCCAGTGGGAGCTTACCCAGAGTTTGACCGCTATGGGCGC